AACCCAAACTAGTGCAGAAGAGCCTATAAATGTCCCGTTCTGCCTAGTAGCTGGGGCGCCCGCAGTAGTGTAATCATCATTTGCAAAACCGACATACGAGTGCCCATCTGCGGCGATCAGACTGCCTTGTTTTAAAGTGGAGGCCCCGGCGTTGTTTACCCGCCATCTGCCGCAATGTGTAGTAGACCCAGACCTGACAAGAGCAGTCATGTTTGGGGGTAAGTTAAATCTAGCTTCGCTAGCGGTTGCTGTGCCGGTTGTAAACCTCGCGATAACTTTTATTCTGCCGCCGGTTTGCGTGTAAGTTGCATAATCAAAAGAGGGGGTTCCAAACCCTTGACCAGCCCCAGGGGTGTAGCTTATCTCCGGCCCAACCACCGGCCCGCCATAATTTTGTGCAGGACCTATGACGACTTGATCGATCTCCAACGTGTAAGAGGTCGCAACGGTTGTTGCTTGGTGGATGTAAAGCCTGTAACTAGTCGATGCAGTCGAAACAAAAGATGCCCTGTAAACACCTTTCCCACCGACTGGCATGTTGACCAGACTCGGGCTGATCAAGGCAGAGTTGGTCACGTCGAGGATGTAAACGACGACGTCACCATTGGCGATGGTTGAACTACCCCAGTCGTAATTGAATGAGATGAAGTTGACATCGTTTGTCGATCCGGCCGTCATCGTAAATGCGTTTGTTGCAATCCCGTGACCCTGACGGTTGTTGGCAGTCTTGGTCAAAAGGCCTGACACACTCCCGTAAAGGGGTGAAGTTGTCGTCCCTTGGAAAGTCCAATCGGCGTTAGGAGACCCTGCGGCAAAAGTTGTGGGAGGAAGGGCCGCACTGTTCGTGTAGCGCGTCCACCCAACAGGGTTTGCCAAGTTGGCGGTCCCCTCAAAATCCCATTCGATGTTGGAAGTCTGGATAAAGTTAATGCCAGCGCCACCCCCGCCACCGGCTGCCGCAGACCATACGGTATTGGACCCATCCGTCTGAAGATACCGCCCTGCGTTTCCAGACTGAGTGGGTAGTAACGCATTCAACGCCCCGTTGGCAGTCGTTTGTCCGGTCCCACCTTTGGCAACCGTCAAAGTCCCGCCAAGGTTTTGGAGAAGTAAGTTGGCTTCTGTCACGTCCACCGTCGGATTGCCCGCAACACCGTCGCCGTCGGTAACGGAAACTTTAAATGAACCTGCTGTAATCGCCCGAGTTGCGGCGGTCCCGCTTCCTGTACGCGCGATAAGTCCTGTCGTCGAGAGACCAGCAAGAGCCGTCAAGTCAATGTCACTGGCCTCATAGGCGCGTTCAACCCCGGCGTCGTCCTTTGTGTAAAGGATTCCATCGGCCTTGGTGTAGACGTACATAAACCCAGGAGGGGGTGTTGCCGGGGCTGCACCCTCGACAAGTTCAAGACGGGTAGTACTAATAGACGCCCCTGACGGGGCCGTTACAACAATACCTTCTGCGATCTGTAAACTTTTAATTTCACCGAGTGCCATCGCGTAGAACCTCTTTTAAATATCTGTTGCGGATAGTCCTTCGAGAGGAGTTCCGGTTACGTTTATTCCGTCGATACTAAATTCAAGGCCTATGACTTTTAGATCAACTGTCCCGCCCAAAACTTGTTCGGACTGGAGTTCAATATCGTCGCCGATAAGGATCTCGACTGCTTTTGTCGGAGTTGTAAAAGTGTACGTCACAAAAGGACGAGACCGAAGACGTGTTATTTCTTCAAGTCTGTCTGAAATGTCATTAAGGACATGGCGCAACCGAATATCTTTTGAAGACCGGTCTAGGAATTTAGACCTGTCGCTCTCGTCTGTGAGGGAAGAACTTATCAAGGATTTGTATGTAGATCCGGTGTTGACAAGTTCCTGAGGGTCACTCGGGTTGAAAGATATGACGCGGGACGCCAAATCCCTGTACTCGATACTTCGACTCAAGTTTAAAATGTCGGAGTCTGTGTAAATATCCCCGGGGGTGGGGGTGTTAAAAAGATACCCTTGAGCCACACCCGTATTGGAGAGGCGGATATACCCGAGAATAGACCGGAGGATTTTCGCACAAACCTCCCCGTACGTCGGATAGTCTTGTTCGTCAAAATCTGGAATTGAAAACTCACCGTAAACAAGAGGGAGAATGTCGTCAATTTGGGTGTCAAAGGTCGAGTCGGTTGTTAAACCCGCCCCCTCAAGAAGTGTTTGGAGGAGTGTCCCCGGTATGGAGGAAGTTCTACCCACGTACGCACAGTAATAAAGTTTATCCTCGACAGGTTTTAAGGTCGAGGACGCGACGTTGGATTCAAAGTTACTGACAAGGTTTGCCTCGTAGTAAGTGTTACCACCACTCGTCGCAGTTCCTGAGACCGTGTAGTCCCTTTCATACATGAGTTCATAAGTTATCCCGCCTTGAACAAGGTTGAGACAAATCATCGGGAAGTTACTTATGGTGACGGCCGGCGTGTATGTGGGGTTTACCGCAACTCCTGGGGTCCAAAGTCTGATGACAGTGTTTGCCCCGGACTGACTTAACCTGGTGACACGGTAATAATTTGTAGGTTTCGCCGCCTCTGTCAGTTTAAAAGTTACACCTATGTCAATGTTTTCAAGATCCACGTCCGCCGTGGGTATGGTCAGGGTCATGTAGTGGCCCCCACTTTGAACCTGATAGGTGATAGCCGAAAGGTTTGTTTTGTTTATTCCCGCCGTCGTGAGGGTTTCTCGCGTCCTGAAAAGACCCCACTCGCGGTTGACAGAAATTGAAAAGGAATCGTTATAGTTGGTACACACTGCCTCTGGGAGGGACGTGTCATCAAAAACTTGAAACAGAGAAATGAGACCGGGTTTGATTCGAAACCTTGAGGCATTACCAACTATAAAAGGACAGGGTTTATCTTGTTGGTTTGGCATCACGTTAGGGAAACTATCTGACTGTCTGAGAAAGTACGCCTCTTGAGGAATGTCTCCAAAGAAACAGGGTTTAGTTAGGGGTGAGAAGGCGTCATACAAAATAAACGACAAAAAAGAGTCAGAGACACTCAGAGACTGACAGGCCCCGTTAAATACTTTTCTCCGGTTCGTCACGTCGTCGATACAAAACCAGACATCTGTAGGGGCGTCCTTGTAACTATCATCACCCGTTAAAAACTGGTTGAAGTAGTCGTCCGCGTTCGAGACAGAAAATGTCCCGGCCGAAAACGTAAACAAACCCCCATCCAAGACGGAAGATATGGACTGACTCACGGTCGGGGGTTGAGAAATACGGGGTAACCACTCGACCCTGGCGGTCGAGGAAGAGTCGGGGTTGAGGTTCCAATTAAGGGTTTCACCACTGGTCAGAAAGATGTGGTAGTCCAGACAAAGGATCTGAGTTGTCCCGTTAGGGGCGGAGGCCAGTCTTAACGTGACGGCGTTTGTCTCCGGGTTAAACGTGTACTGGTTGTTCCCGGACAGACTCGTCACCAGAGTTAGACTCGTGGAGTTTATCGTCAACCCCGCGACGTACCCGGGGGAGGTTATTCCGTAGTCACTCCCGCCAAGACTTGTGACACGGCGGGAAATGTAACGCCTCACCCGGAGACGGATGAGGAAAAATCTCTTTGTGGCCGCGTTTTCTTTAACGTCAACCAATGCCATAGGTCACCCTCTTTGACACGTAAACACCACACGCGGGACCGAGATACCCTGAACCTGAAAGTTCCAAGGGGAAGTTTAACCCTATCCCGACGTAAAGGGAGTCCCCGTTTCGGGTGTAGTCAATACTTTCCATACTCATGTGATACGTCTCAGACGAGGACAAAGGGATGAGGTCAAAGTCGAAACGGACCATGCCTCTCCATGACCCGGTCAAAGGGATTTCCGTAGACAAGTTTGTCCAGTCGGAGACGGCGAAAGGTCGGGTGAAACCAGAATCATTCCAGACTTTAATCCGGAAGGACTCCCCACCCGAAAAAGTCCCGACTTTAATCATGGGGAGGGTGACGTGTCGGAGGTCTCCTTTGACAGACGAGATGGAGAAAGTACCGATCGGTTCCACTTCCCCGTCATTAATAACCTTCCAAAGTTGAGACTGGGGGAAAGTCATCCAACAACCTCACGAAATGTCAGGTTCAGGGCGTAATAATCTTTAAACAGGTGTGTGAAAGTGGCCCCCGTTTCAAACCTCATGTACTTCGTAAACTCCCCGATACTGGAACTTACTTGTTTCAAGGGGTCGAGAGAGACGAAAAGAGGGACAGACGTCCCGAGTTCGCGAAAGACTCGGCGAAGTTCTGCCAAATCCGTGTCGTCTATGTACTCCGCTGTGAGACTTTCAAACCTCCAGAACTTGGGGAGGACGCGGTAATACTGGACCCCCGAAGTCGAAGACTGAACCAAGGCCGGGTCTTCAAGGATGGCCGAAAACCCGGGGGAAAAGTTCCTTGTGTCGAGGGTGACATAGTCCCCGAGGTAGAGTTGATTTATGGAAATCACGTCTTCGTCGTTTTCACGGTCTGAGATTTCAATTTGCCAATATCTATAGAGGGTGTTCAACCCGTCAAAGAATTTAAAAAAAGACCCGTCGTCTTGTAGTTCCGCCGTAATCGTGATGGCCGGAGAGGAAAAGGAGTTTGTTATGTTCCCCCTCAAGGTCACGGTGGCATTTTGGGTTAGGTATGTGTCTTGATCCACCGGCCCAATCAAACCAAAAAATCTCGGGGTAACGGCCGTTGTGAAATCCACCGTCACCTTTTCCGACGTATGTCTTCGGACGAGAGAGGCAGTCAGACCCGTCCCTGGGTCTGTGTCTGCCACTTGGGTATAGCCCAACATGTCCCACGCGGCGTTTGTCGTTTGGGTGAACCGAAGACTTCTCGTCCCTGAAGATCTCCCGATCGTGAATTTAAAATTCGTCGAGGAGTAGGTACAGGTCCAAAGGGTTGACGAGACGTTAAGTTGAGTTTGGATGTGTGACGCGAGGGCCGACCCTGAAGTGTATGACGCCACCGTCAAGGTAACGGTCTTGTTGGACCCGTCGTTAATATAAACCGTGTTGTTGGAACTCGTTACCTCGAAGTGTCCGTTAGGGATCCACCTCTTGTGTCTTTCGGGGAGGACAGAATTAGCCCCAGCCGCCCCCGATGCCGCCGAAGTGAAAGTCAGCGTTGCGTAGGAGGCGCCCAAAAAGTTGTTTTGGCAGAAACGTACCGCACCTTCGACGGCCATAATTTAAACTCCGAGTCTTGCGTTACGGCGGTTGAGATTAAGGATCGCCGTCGCGAGTTTGTCTGGACCGATATTAATTGAGGTCTCTATAGTTGTCCCACCCTCAAGTAACGCCGCAATCTTGGCGAGAAGGGGGAGGGCGTCGTCACTTCCAATTGTCCCACTGTTAAGTTGACGAAACAGGTTTGACTGTTGACGAGGATTTAGCATCATCTCGTCCGGACGGGTCAGGGCCAGACGTTGGTCAGGTCCCACAACTCCGCCATTAGCGAAACCGGGGACACCTGCGACCCGGAGGACCTCTGAAGCCCCACCGGTCAAAATTCCAACTACACCCCTACGGATTGGGTTGTCGGGATCACTGAATGCACTTTTAGCTTTTTGACCCGTGATTGCTTCCCTGAAACTCTTTACCCAACCGGGTTCTTCTGTCAGAAACGAAAAGGCGCCTTTAAGAATTTTTCCAATTTCGTCAATGGCACCTGTAAAAGCTGTTGCCAGATTGTTCGGAAGTTTACCTACCGCTTCGATAATGTTTCCAAATGCGGCGACAATTCCGGGGACAAATTGGGTAAATATCCCCCTAAACGCGTCCACAGTTCCGCGAAGGATGGTTACAATCACATCAAAAATTTGACGAAAAGGTTCGGCCACTACGGCAAAAAGATTTTGAAGAGACGTTAAAAAACTCGTGAAAAACGTAGTTAAACCGCCGACAAAAGTTCGAAGCGAGTTGATGAATGCTTGGTTTATTCCCGCAAACAGTGTTCGGCCGATGTTGGAAAAAGTCTGGCGCAACACGGTAAGGAACTGATTCAGCCCACGCGCAATCCCGTCACCAATTCCCGCGATAAGACGGGCAATCCCTCGCGCCCCGTCTGCGAAGG